CTGTCTCGTGGGCTCGGAGATGTGTATAAGAGACAGCGTCACCTCCGCGATTTGCCATTTTGCGGCGTCGATCTCTGCCTTAAACCCCTGAAGCGTGACCGGGCGGTCGGGCATCAGGCTCGCGTCGCCATAGGCGAGCGTCAGGGTGAATTCGGCCGCGGTACGCGCGTCGCGGCGCCGCGCGCCCTCTGCTGCCGCCTTCGCATCGCTCGCGCTCGCATAGGTGCGTTTGAGGCGGCGGGCGTTGCCGCTGTCGCCCACGGTCACGACGTGACGCTTGGCGCTGTCCTGATCATGCCACTCGGCCTCGACCCCGTCATGTTCGTCGCGCTTCTGCCGCGTCCAGCTATAGCTGGAGCATTGGCCGCGCGCGATCGTCAGGCCGGGGATCGTCGCGCCGCCGGCGGTGGTTCCCGCGCCGATCGGGGCAAGGATCAACGTCCCGGTCTTGATCGTCGCCATCGCTTCGTAGCGGCGACCCAGCTCATTGATGAAGGCGATATCACTTTTCGCCTTCTGCCGCGTCGCGGGAATCACCGCGCCCGACAGCAGCGGGTGGACGCGGGGCGTCAGCCCATGGCGCTTCGCGATCTTCGTCACGATCGAGGACAGCGTCTGTTCGACCCAGCTTTCGTCGCGCCGCTTGCGCAGGTCGGCGGTCAGATCGGCCGCGCGCCCGGTTATCGACAGACCATCGGGCGGTCCCGACCAGGTGAGTTCATCGACGCGGAAATTGCCCTTGTCGATCAGGCCGGCGGTCACGCCGCTGCCCTTTGCCCAGCCGATCGCGACCGCCAGCGTTGCGGTCGGCGGCGGGAGGGCGAGCGTGCCACCCTCGTCGCCCAGCGTGATGTCAAGACTGTCGGCCTCTTCGCCCCGCTTTTCGGTCAGGCTGAGTTCGCGCAGGATCGGGCGCATCGCCTCGGTCAGATCCTGCCCGTCGAGCGTCACCTGCCACGCCGCCATCGGCATGATCCATTCATCGCGGCTCGCGGGCTGCAGCGCGGTCGATTCCGGGGGGCGGGTCGCCATCAGTCGCCCGCGCGCCGAAGGTCGATGGCAAATTCGACGCGCCGTGCGCCGCCGCCGGGCAGGAAGGTGCTGCGCCGTTCGTCGACCGCCTGAATGATGTAATTGCCGACGATCGTCCCATCGGATTGCACCATGGGATAGGCATCGCCGGTTTCGGCCATCGCGCGGATCTGCGCCAGCGACGTGTTCGGCCCGGTCAATTCGGGCATCAGGACGCCGGGCAGCGTGATCGTCTCTGCACCGGGGCCGAGGAACTGGAAAGCCTCGCGCGCGCCGAGCCGTTCGTTGGCGGCATGGCGCCAGTCATTGCGACGAATGAACTCCTGATAGGCGATCGTGTCGATCCCGAACAGGAAGAGGCCGAGCGACAGCATAGACAGGCGTTCGCCGGTCACACCGCCGCCGGCATCGATCTTGGACAGGCCCTGCAGCTTGGCGGCGATCGTCGCCGCGGTCGCGATCGCGGGCATGTCGGGCAAGCCGATCAGGCGGCGCACGGTCGAAAGCTGCGACGTCGCGGCCGACAGGTTCAGATTTCCGCCGATATCACCGATCTTCATAGCTGCCCCGCGCTTCCTTCGCCAACAGGCGGCGCAGCTCGGCCAGCACGCGCTTGGCGAACTGCTCGGCATTCTCGCCCGCTTCCTGTTTCAGATTGATCGTCACGCTGCCGATCGTCAGGCTCGCCGGGCGTCCGCCCCCGCCGCCAGACGCTGCCAGAGCGGCCCCTGAGGGCGATCCGGCGGCGAATGGCGAGCGCGGCAGGCTGAAGCCGCCAGCCACGCCCTGTGCCAGCCTGCGGGCGCTATCGACCGGGCGCCGCTGGCCGCGATCGATGCCGATGGCGAGGCCGTCGCTGACAAAGCCACCCATCTGCATGAACAGGCGCGACGGCGAGTTGATGCCTAGATAGGCCTTCGCGCCCTTCCAAGCCCCGGCGACGACCGATTTCAGCGCCGCCCATATCTTGCCGGGCGCTGCGCGGATCCCGGCAGCGATGCCATCGACGATCGAGCGCCCGACATTGACAAAGTTGGCGACATAGCCGCGCGCGAGCGCAACGGCGCGGCCGATCGCGCGCGGAGCAGGCCGCGCGCGAGGAACAGCGACGCGGTGCGAATGACGCCGAAGGCGCTGGCGACCATCGGCCCCGCGCGCGCGGCGACACGGCCGAGGAAGGTCAGGCGCCGCCCGGCCTCGTCCACGGCGCGGAACTGCTTGAACAGGCGATAGGCGGTCGAGAGCGGGCCGAGGATGGCGCCAACGCCGAATTGCACGATGCCAAAGCCGATTTTCAATCCGACCAGCCCCGCCGCAATCTTGACAATCCCGGCGGCGAGCTGGGGATTGGCCTGCGTCCACGCGAGGACGTGCTTGATCACCCCCTGCACCGAAGCCGCCGTTTCGTTGAGGCCGGGCAGCAAGGCCGACCCGACCATGATGGCGACCTGCGACACGGTTCCCATGAAGGCGCGCCATTGCACCGTGGCATCGCGCGCGACGCGCTGGTTGAAGGCCCGATCCACCGTGCCTTCGGATTTCATCGCCTGGTCGCGGATCTTTCGATAATCCTTGAGATCGAGGATCAGGCCCCGAATGGCGGCTTGCGCCTGCATATCCTCGAACGCATAGCCGAGCTTCTTGAGGTCGCCGCCGGTCGCCTTTTGGGTGATGAGGGCGATTGCCTCCAGCGTGTCATAGCCTTCGGCGCGCAGCTTCGCCATGGCGGCGGGCAGGTCGACGCCGAAATTCTTCTGAAACGCCTTCACGGTCGCCGGCGAGTTGATCTTCGCGAGCAGATTCTTCAGGTTGTTCGCGGCCTCATCCGACGTGCCGGCGGTGCGCCGCGCGATCTGGAGTGCGGCCGACAGGTTGCCGACCGCGCCGAGGCCCGATTCGCCGAGCGCATTGAGCTGGGCCGTCAGACCGGGAAAATGGCGCGCCATGTCGCGGACCTCGAAGGCGCCGGCATTGCCCGCCGAAGCCATGATGTCGAGTGCGCGGCCCGTATCGTTGGCCGCGACCTTGAGGTTTTGCAGATTGGCAAAGGCGGCGGCGGCGCCATCGGCCATATCGACCTTCATCGCGGTGGCGAGCCTGCCGATCGGCGTGATCATCGCCGCGGCGCGGCGCGGATCGAGGCCGAAGCCCGCAAGGATATCGACGCCCTCGCGCGTTGCCTCGGGCAGTTGGCGCGCGGCATCTGCGGCGCGCAGGATGGTGCGGCCGAGCTGGTCGGCCTGCCGGTTGGTCAGCTCCGCCTTTTGCTGCAGATCGACCATCCCCGACGAAAAATTGCCCGCCTCGCGCGCCGCAAGGATGAAGGGTGCGGCCATTGCCGCCCCCTCGATCACGTTGTCGCGTCCCCTCGATCGCAGCTCACGCCCGCGCGCGGCGATACGATCGGCCCGCGCGGCGATAGCGAGCAGCCGCTTTTGCCGGTCGATCTGCCGATTCGTGTCCTCGATCTGGTCGGCGAGCGCGCGCTGGCGGTCGATCAGGTGGGTGACGTTGCCCGACGCGCCGCGCAATTCCTTGCCGGTAGCGGCCAGCTCGCGCTTGAGCCGACCGCTATCCTGCTGCAGCGCGCGCAGGGCGCTCGCGCCCGACTTGCTGAGGCCGACGATATTCTTGAGCCCGCCGTTCAGCTTGTCGAGGCCGGCGGAGCTGAACTGCACGATCAGGGCGAGCTTGTTGCTGCTCATCGTGCCGCCGCCATGATGTCCGCCTTCATCTTGAGCATCGCCTTCATTCGGTCATTCGCGCGGCCGTGCCATGCGATCATGTGTATAAGAGACAGTCAGCTTCTCGATCATCGCCCGCTGCGCCGAGTTGAAGAAAAAACCGGTGATGACGCCCCCCGCCTCGGCGATATCGTCGGCTTCGAGGCTTTCGGCGTCGGCAACGGTCATGATCGGGTCGGAGATGCGGGGCAGGACGGTGATGATCGCGTTGACGTCTGCCGCCATCAGATCCTGCAGGTTCAAACCGCGCAGCTCGCCGCCCTTGGGCTTGCGCAGGCGAATGTCGGTGATCACCTGGTCGCCGCGCACGAAGCCATGTTCGAACTTGCAGTCTTTCCAGACCGGCTGCTTGGTCGCGCTGGGCGCGGGGGCATCAGACATGCGGATTTCCTTGCTTTGTCATGCGGGGATGCGGTTTCTCCGTCCCGACGCGCCCGCATGTACGCGCCGGGACGAAGCTGGTGGGCCTAGAGGCCAATGGCGGCGCGGATGGCGGCGAGGCGATCATCGCCGTTCACCTTGAAGACCATGCCGGGAATATCGATCTCGACGACTTCGCGCCCGTTGACGATCAGCTTGTAATAGCTGCAGCTCGCCTTGAACTTGTGTTCGGTGTCGGCGCCGGGCTTGGCATTGCCCATGTCGATTTCCGAATAGCGCCCGCGCACGACGGCCTCGACGGGGATCACGCCGCCGGTATCGTCGGCCTGATAGGCTCCCGCGAAGCGCAGTAGCTTGCCGTCATGGGTGATGGCGCCAAAGCCAGCGATCGCGCTGGCGACGATGCCGCCGAGCGTGAATTCCAGCTCGATCTTTTCCTGCCCCATGTCGATATCCAGCTCGCCGTCCATGCCGGCGGCGCGAAAACCCTCCATCTTGCGCGAAAGCTTGGGCAGCGTGACTTCGGTCGCGATGCCGAGGTAGCTCGCGCCGTCGTCGAAGAGGTTCATATTCTTGAGCTTGGAGGCGAGGCCCATGGCCGGATCCTTTCAGTGCGAGAAACGGGGATGCGGGATCAGGCGGCGTTCGCCAGATCGCCATAGTAGCGGTCGGTGATGCGCTGGTTCAGCGTCAGCTCCTCCGCCGGGGCGCAGGGCGTATAGTCGTAATCGACCGTGATCTTGCCGGCGGCGAGCTGCGCCGCGGGATTGAGTTCGGGGTCGATCCACGCGCGCCCGCCGATCAGGCGGCCCTGCGCGACAAGCTGGCGCAGCCGCGCGTTGATGGTTTCCTCGATATCGCGGAACAGCGATTTGGTGATCGGCTTGTCGATCGCCCAAAGCAGCCCTGCCGCAATCTCGTCCTGAATGACCTGCGCGGTGCGCACGGTGCTTTCGAAGGCGAAGAGCGGATCATCCGAGCAGGTGCGGTTGCCCCAAAAGCGAAAGCCGTTGACGCGGATCACCGTCGTGATGTCGGCGGCGTTGAGCAGCCCTGCGTCATTGTCGGCGCTGTGCAGATCGAAGAAGACCGGGACCGACAGGCCGGTGACGCCGTTCATGGCGACATTCGACAGCGTCTTGTGCCAGCCGAATTCATTATCGATCAGGCAGCGCAGGCCCATGGCGCGCGCGACCAGGTCACCAGCGAAGGCGGCGGAGGTGTTGGGCCACAGCAGCATCAGCTCGCGCGCGCTGAAATTGGCGCGGTACAGCACCGCCTCGGCCACGTCGTCGCCGATCGCGGCGGCATAGGCGAAGGCGCGCAGCTTCGCCGCCACTTCCTCCAGCTTCGCCGCGACGGGCTGCGTATCGAGGCCGGGGGCGCCGAGGATGCGCGGACGGACGCCAAGCTGGACTTCGGCGCCAAGAAGCTGATCGAGCGCCGCATTGACCGCGTCGTCCAGATCCTCGGGCGCGGCGGGCTCGGCAATGCGGATCACCACCGCGACGGGGTTGGTCTGGTCGGCGATCGCGGCGAGGGCCGGCGCGAGCGTCCCGGTGCTGCCCGCCTTGGCGACGGCGGCGCGCACGTCGGTAACCAGCACCAGCTCGCCCTCGGGGAAGGCGGCGTCGAGTGCGTCCTCGGCAGGGCCTGCGACGGCGCCGGCGGTGGCGACAAGGCCGATGATGGCAAGGCTGGACGCGACGATGGCGCGGGTACCGGTGACGGGTTCGTTGAGCTTGATTCCATGCATGGCGCGATTCCTATGCAGTCAGGGGGATGGCGAGGCGGGTGAAGCTGTTCGCGCCGGCGGGGCGGTCGGTTCGATATCCCTCGATATCGAGCGCGACGCGGCCATCGGCGCCGGTGGTCGAAAAGTTGACGCGGGTCAGGCGGATGCGCGGTTCCCAGCGCGCAATGGCGTCGGCCGAGGCGGCGAGCAGCAGCAGGCGGGTGGCGGCATTGATCGGGCGGTCGATCAGCTCGAACAGCATCGATCCATAGTCGCGCAGCATGACGCGGGTACCGACCGGCGTGGTCAGGATATCGCCGATCGACTGAGCCAGATGCGCGTCGCCGTCGAGCGGGGCGCCGGTGGAGCGGTCCATGCCGAGCATGGCGGCGACACTGGCGCCGTCCGCGCGCGGGGCGCCAGTGGTTGCTCCTGTATATCGCGCTTATACAGGAGCGCGCGGTTGCGCTTACATCCCAAATTGGAGGCGTCAGAGGCTGGCCAAAGTATCGCCCGCCAACTATGCCGAGTGGATTCGCTATGCGGAGGGGAAAATAGTGGCAG